TCCAGAAAAAGCTGGCCCCGGAGGCACTCCAGCAGTCGAAGGAAGGCCCGAAGATTGCGCCACAGCAGGCTGGTGAAACAGAAGAGGATTTGGAAGAGGCAAGCGGTGACCAGAATGCCCCCGGAGGCGACCTGAATGCCCCTCAGATTGCGAGCATGCGCAGTCGCAGGGCAATGTACTGGACGGACAAGGACAGGGTATATCGCCTGACAAAGAACGAGCAGTCTCAGGGCAATGCCCTTTGTCCGAAGTGCAGGAAGGAAATGGAGAAGCAGAGGTTTACCCGGAATGACAAGCTCTATAATTGCCCCGGTTGCGGCTTCAAGATTCCGTCCAGCAAGACTGTCACGGAGAGAAAGGTCGAGGTTGAGCTTGAGCCTGACGGAACCATCGAGGTCGAGATTGAACCGGTGGAGAAGGAAGCTTCCACTCGCAGGGGCAGGAATGCGGCCATTGAGGTGCCGGACAACCTTTCGAGGATGACTCTTTCGGAGATAGCGTCGCTGATAAGCGCTGACTGGGCACGTGTTAATTTTGCGGCAAAGCCCTATCTGGAGGCGATGTTCTCGCTGTCCAGCGTGAAAGATATGTATTACATGGACACGGGGAGTTCTATCGTGGCCTACTTCCTCTCCAATGCGAGTGGCTGGCGAGGTGATGTGGCCAAGGCAGTAAAGAAAGAATTAAAAAAGAGATTAAAATAAAGGAGTTTCACAATGGCTGAGAGATGTGTTGTTTGCGGAAAGAAGTACAAGAGAAGCGTCACGGCGGCCCACTTGAAGTCGCACAGGATTTCCAAGAAGCGTTACACTGCGAAGCAGGAGCAGTTGACGGAGGCCCAGTGGAACTTTTACTGGAAGAATGAAAAAATCAGGGCGGCTTACCCTGACCCGGTGGGTGAGATAGACGAACCCATCAAGGGATTTTCGACATACGGTGACTGGGTGAGAGACAGGCACCCCGAACTTTCGGAGTAGACATGAATAGAATCGCTCACGAACTTTTGGCTGTGGCCAAGATGCTCACGGCTTATCAGAATGAAGTGCCCTTGGATGAGTGGGAGAAGATGGGCGTTCGTGGGAACATCAAGTACGTCCGCAGTCATGGCGGCAAGGTCTCTCCATGGAAGCCCGGTGACGGCTGGAAGTATGTGATGGAGTACAAGACTTTCATCGTTACGCTTCCGGGCGGTGGGCACATGACAGGGGATAGCAGTGAGGGTTGTGTTTTTCTGGCGGTGTTTGCACTGGCCAAGAAGGCTGGAATTGATGCCAACAAGGCTCTTCAGAAGGCATACGGACAGCGTGAGTCGTTGTCTGAGCTTAAGGAGTGGGCACCACTGACGAAGGTTCCGACATCCTCCAACGAGAGGATTTGGAAAACTCTTATGGAAGACTTGAGAGATATAAATAATCACAGTTTTGCGTCCGAATTGGAGGACGCATTGGAAGAAGCAGGGATACTGTAAAAAGGAGGAAGAGAAAATGGCAGGAACGTACAGCAAAGCGTACCAAGAGGTGATAGCTGGCCGTGTCCGTGAGGACGAACAGATTGCCTTCTTCGGCGACAACAAGGTTGCTACGCCGGTGAAGACAACGAACTTCCAGAATCAGGGCGGCAAGAAACAGCCGACGCTGGAAACCGACCACCTTCAGCACGAAGGCGTTGGTAAGCCCGGCACTGAGTCTGAGAACATCTCGGCCTACAACGAGAACTCGTACAACACTTCTGCCTAAGTGGTGTGAATAATTCGGCGGCCTGCTTTTGCAGGCCTCCGGTTTACCATCGCAAGGGAGGTGTTGCATGAACTCAAGAGAACGAGTAGCCAAGAGACTACTGGCTATGGCCCGGTCTGTTCTGGCGCAAGAGGAGCGTGTGCCCGAACCCGGTAGCACGCAGGAGCTTCTCAACACCATGGCCTCGAAGGACACCAAGGACTTTGAGGGCAAGGTTGCCAGAGAGCTTGTGGCGGTTGATGAGGACACCAAGGCCTATCGAATGATAAACTCTCACAAGGCCATTCTCAAGAGATTGCTCTACTGGACTGGCATACTGGAGGACAATTTCAAGTTTGCAGAAGGCAGGCTGGACGCAGTGGAGAGGTCGGCTGGAAAAGACAGGGCAATTCTGGAAGCTAGGGAGACATTTATGCCGGGGCTTTTGGAGAACGCCGAGGACATGAAGAAGCTCTTGGATGAGATGGTCAAGGAGATGAAAAAGGCGTCATGATGGACAACCAGCGCATAGCAAGAGAACTTGTGGCCGTGGCCAGAGAGCTGACGGCGAAAGGAACAGGCATTCGTGCAATTGACAGTGAGATGCGGAGCCTTCAGCGTCCCATGAAAGCCATCAGTCAGATTCAAAAAGACCTGACCTTGGCCGTAGTTCGTGCGTCTGTTGCTGGGGAAAAGGGGCGTTTGAGCGAGATGGGCGTGGGACTTTCGGACGCCAAGCATCTTCTGTCGGTTCTAATTGAGGAGGCTACCCGTGCTCGCAATTTTGCGGACAGGGCCGGAGTTGCCGTATTCGTGGAAGAGACATCAGACTGATGGATAACCAACGCATAGCTAAAAGACTTCTCAGACTGGCAAAGGCTATTGTTGCCGCAGGTGGGGTCTATTACGATGAGGACAAGGGGCCTCGTACCCCGTGGGGGCCAGCGCAGGTTGGCTATCCGATTACAAAGGGCGTCGTGTGGTATTCGACTGCCGGGCACGGCGGTCTTGGGGTTGCCAGAAGTGTGGCCTCCAAGAAGCTCACGCCGCAGGCCAGAAAGATGGCGATGAAGTCCGGCGGCAGGTTCTGGTACGAAGAGGATGCCGACTGGGCCATTCCATTTTTCGAGAACCCGGAGTGGGAGAAGAAGTTTGCCCAGTTGGGCGGCGGCAGGGCCACGAGTCAGGATGAGAAGGAGAAAACGATTCGCCGCTGGAATCCCAAGTACTTCGAATTGATGAGCGAGGACATCCAAGAGCCGATACCCATGAAAGACCTCAAGGAAGATGACGTGTTGAGGATAAGGGGGCAGAACATGGTTTTCTGGGTTGTTGGGACGAAGGGGCGCAGTCTTCTTTTGAGGGGCGACTGGGACAAGAGGACGTACAAGTTGTCGCCGAGCAACTATGAAGAGATGGTTGAGCAGGTTTACCGGAACAAGAAATCAATCTGGAAGAAAGAAGCATGAACAATCAGCGTATAGCCAGAGAGCTGATGTCGGTAGCCAGAGAGCTGACTGCTCTTGGGGGTCTTCGGGGAACTGACCAGCGGATTCGAAATGCCACTCGCAATCTGAGTAAGGGTGCTCGCTATGCCAAGGATGATGATTTGAAGAATGCGCTTGAGCAATTTTATTTGGCGAAAAGCTCGGTTGATTTGCTCGTAGACCAGTATGAGGATGCTGTGTACGAAGGAGGGTGACGATGGACAGACGCTGTACAAGTGATTCGTGTTTGATTGCGGCTGGCGCACGGTCGGTCAATCTCGACCTCCCTGTAGCCAGCATCTTGATGAATCCTCGCAAGGAGTGGGGAGCGCTTGCCCATGGTGACAATCGTGTGCGTGTTGCCCGGAGTATTGACGTTGACTGGAAGAGCTTCACGCAGGACAGTCACCTTTTCACCCACTGCACCATTGTAGCCAGCGTGGCCACGGAAGATAACGGCTACTATGTCAAGCCAGCCTGCTCAGAGCTTATCAACAACAACGGTAACGGCTGGACGAATGAAGTTCTGATGGCGACCTTCCGTTCCTTCGTGGGTGCCGAAAATTACCTTGAGCATATTCAGGTGCCGGAACTTTCCAAGGGCAAGATTCTGGATGCCGTGCTGAGGCCCGTGCGCTACGTGGCCAAGGACGGCAAGGAGGCTGACGTTTATTACTGTGATATTCTCGTTGCCACCGACCGCAAGCACGACGGCCTTATAAAGAAGATTGCCGCTGGCGAGCTGAACACCATGAGCATGGGCTGTCTGGCTGATTATGTCCAGTGTTCTCGCTGTGGGACGATACTGGGTGACAGTGACCCGAACTGCCCACACATCGAGGGCCAGCTCCTCCAGACCTTCGTTGATGAGGACGGGGTCGAGCGAATTGTTGCCGAGTTGTGTGGCCGTACCGTTGATGCAGACGGCAAGCGTGTCGGTGATGAAAAATCGGTGAGATTTATTGAAGCTTCGTGGGTGGATAAACCGGCGTTTTACGGCGCAGTTTTGAACCACTATCTCAGTGACGTGCCGGAAGTGGCGAAAATTATTGAGTTTTCAACACCGAGGCTTGAAGAGACAATGGAAGATTTGTTCAGGATGAGGGTTGCTGACAGGACAGGCATGATAGTCCTGAGAGTGGCCCGTGCTGAGCTGTTTCGCCGGAAGCGTGAGGCGATAGCAGATAGGATAGTGAGAGGGTATTGATGAAAAGAGTAAGGTTAACACACAGACGCCGCAGAATTAGAGGCGGTGGCGTGACGGATGAAGGCGACCGGAACAAAGCCGAGAAAAATTGGCCGGTTTCTGCGTCGGAGAAACAGCGCATCGCAGGAAAGCTTTTGAGTCTTGCTGAAGCGCTGATAACTGAATAGGACTCATTCATCAAAAAAAAGTTTACGCTTTTTCCGCTCGGGGCGGAGAAAGTGTAATAATTTTTTGATATTCATCCTATAGGGTGAAGTCTAGTGGTGTATTTGAGTCCGGGTTTCAAACGTAATTGGAGGTTACTTAATGAGCAGAATGGCACTCGAAAAGAGGGTCGCAATGCTGGAGAGGAAGCTGGGTTCGAGGCGTCAGCCTGTGGCCAAGCGTTCACCTCGCCAGACACTTGCGGCGGAAATTGACGAACTGGAGCGCCGTCTCAATGCCGTGTCCTATATGGACGATATGGGCATTGACGATATGGGGATGGAAGAGGACATCATGGAGCTGGGAATGGATGACCTCGAAGCCGCACCCCTCGTAGACGAAGCGACAGTCGTTGATGAAGTCGGTGACATCGTGGAACCCGCCGTTGATGAAGGCATTGATGAGTTTGGCATTTCCTACATGGATGATGACGCCGGTCTCAACGATGGCATCAACATGGGCGAGGAGCTTATGATGGACGAACCCATGATGGAAGAAGACATCATGGAGGAAGAGGAAGTCTACTGTGGCGATTTTGCCGCTTCTGAGACCAGCCCCGGTGTCGAAGACAGAATCACACAGGATTACCTTTCGGATGTTCAGGGAGAGAGGCACGGCGAGGAGTTGGCGACAGATGACAGCATCTTGGACGCCGCCCCGACCGCCTACAAAGCCTCTGAAGAGTACGTTTCGCACCTCCAGAGGGCATCGGCCCGCTTGGATAAGGTTGCGAGCTATCTGGAAAAAGAAGGGCGCATCGAGCTGGCGGAACGCATTGACCGCATCGCCGACGCTATAGACGCCCGCATCAACAGGAGGGCGCAGTAATGTCAAAGAGAGTAAGACTTACTCAGCGTATGCGCAGGCGCAGGGCTGTCGAGGATAGCATTCCTTATCCGGGTACGGTCAATCAGCCTGACAGGCAGTTCAAGAAACGTGACCAGTACGACAACTGGGAAGAAGTTGTCAACCACCCTCTGCCGGACATGAGGCATGAGTGGAAGGACAACCCTCGTGACGAAATCGGCTTCGGCATTCCCAAGCAGAGCACCCTGACGGTGGCCAGCATCCGTGTTGCCGCCAACAAGGCTGTTCGTCTTGCGGTACTGCTTCTGGGCGAAAAGGTCGGCGATGAGGTTATCGAAGACCAAGCTCGTGATTTCATGAGCATGACTCAGGAGTCGCTCGACCGTTCGTTGGAGCGCTTTGGGGAAACTCAGGGACTCTACGAAGCGGCGAACGATGACGAAGAGAAGGCCGCCGAATCCATTCAGGAAAAGAAGGAAGAGGAAGCCAAGAAGGAATCGTCAGAGAAAGAACCCGAGGCCAAGGAAGAGACCGCTTCCGAAGAAGAGGGCAAGGAAGTGAAGGCCGAGGACGAAGAGAAGAAGGAAGACGAAGAGAAGAAAGAAGCGTCTGACGAATCCAAGACGGCTGAGGACAAGAAAGAGGATGAGGACGAAGAGAAGAAGGAAGCCTCTGACGAATCCAAGACCGCCGAGGATGACAACGGCGATGACGATGACGATGATGACGATGAGGAGGCCGTAGAGGCTTCTGACAAGTCTGAAGAATCGAAGGAAGTCAAGGCTGAGGACGAAAAGAAGGAGGAAGAGGAAGAGAAGAAGGAAGCCTCCGAAGAGTCCAAGACTGCCGAAGACGAAGAGAAGAAAGAAGACGAAGAGAAGAAAGAAGCTTCCGAGGAAGCGAAAGGCCCGAATGAGCTGGACATCGAGCTGACAAGCTCGACTGGCGACCTTGAGCCTGACGTTGAGGCGGATGCACGGCTGGCTCAGTTGTTTGAAGACCCTATGGCCGTCAAAGCAACTGAGGAGGAAACTCAGGTGACTGAGGGTTCCGAGAAGGCCGGTATTAAGAAACTGGGTGGACAGCCGAAGGTGGCGTCTCAGGGCGCTGAGCAGGCTGACATCTCCTCCATCTGGGGTTCGGCTCCCGATGTGAAGGACGTTTTCGCTTAAGCCGGTAAACCAAAAAGGTAGAAGGAGGAATCGCAATGGCACTTACCATTCTGATTCGAGGACAGCTTAACTCGATTCCGGTTCTGTCGGATGACTGCTACACAAAGCAGAACTACGGCGTGAACACGAACACGACGTTGAGCGTGAACACACCGAGAGGTGTTCTGGGCGGTTCGGTTGCTGGTATTTCCGGTGGCTTGGACTACACGGTTGTTCCCTGCACGGACGAACTTCGTCCGGTGGGTCTGTTCGTTAACGATGCGGCTGGTGCGGCATTCGAGAACAGCCCGGCAGTGGCAAGCGGCAAGATTGCCGTCATGAAGGCACAGGCTTCGGTCGAGGTGGACGTTTACGAGACACAGAACGCCGCCGCAACTGCCGACCTTGTCTACACAGTCGGCGACCTGCTTTACTGCTCGGCGCAGGGTCTTCTGACCAACGAAGTTTCGACTGAAGGCACGATTATCGGTGTGCTGACAAAGGCACCGAGCACCGCAAGCCCGACGCTCGGACTTGACGAACGCATCTAACGGTGTGGCCCCGGCTTCGGCTGGGGCCGACCAAAACTGAACGCCCCAAGGCAGGGCGGCGGAGGTGCCGACTGCTGTAAGGCATAACACCCTGAAGGAGGGTTAAGGAATGGCTATTGATAACCAGACCAAGCAGGAAATTATTGGTCAGCACATTCGCACGGCGGCTGGCCGCCAGCGTCTTGCGGCATCAATGATTCAACCGCTCCGTCGCAGGCGTGACTACACGTCGGTTGGCCGCAAGGCTTTCTACGTAGAAGCACTGCCGGATGGCGCACTTCCCATCTACGACAAAGACCCCAATATCACCGCCTACGTGGTCGGCGAAGAGGGCGAAAACATTGTCGCAGTGGCGAAGCCGAAAAGGGTGCTGTTTCCTCTGTTCGAGATTGCCTCGAACCCGGAGATTCAGCTCACCGAAATCAAACAGCGTCGTTTCGACCTGATTGAGCGTTCGGTGGACTTGGCGAAGAGCGAGATTCAGGCTGAGGAAGACCGCAAGGTGTTCGCAGTTATGGACGCTCTGGCCGCCGACCCGACAAACCCGAACCCGGCGATTCCGGTGACCGGTAACCTGACAGCCAATGCGCTGGCCGACGCCTTTGCGAACATCGAGCGTACTGACATTCGTGTCAGCATCGTCTTCTTGAACGCCAAGGACTACGCTGACCTGCGTAAGTGGGACAGGGACACGCTGGACATCGAGACGCAGGCAGTTCTGCTCAAGACCGGCCTCATGGCTACCCTCTGGGGTGCCAAGCTTGTCGTGAGCCGCATTGTGCCGGAAGGTACAGTGTACTGCTGTGGTGAGGCCGAATTCTTCGGTCGCATCCCGGTGCGTACGGAACTCACGGTGTTGTCTGCGGATGACCCGAAGAACCGTCTCATCGGATTCTCGATTTTCGAGCAGTTGGGCATTGGGGCGTACAACCCCTTCGCTCTTCAGGTTCTCGAAATCACCCGTGTCTAATCGCACTGGTTGAGAGAATACTAAAAGCCCTCGGAGGTAACTCCGGGGGCTTTTTTTGTCTTGGTGGGGCCGCTCAAGTGTATAATGTGGAAAAGGGAGGATTATCCTTATGCCAAGCGCACTTGAACAGCTCAGGAAGATACGAGAGAAAAAGCACGTCGAACAACCTATTTCGCAGGAAATGCCCGAAGAGTCACCAACGCCCAAAATGGGCCTCTACGAGGCTCTGGCGGTGTTTGGGCATAAAGAGTTCAGGCCGGGGCAGGAGGAGGTCATACAGGCTGTTCTGGACGATTCTGAGGGGGTTCTGGCGGTGTTCCCCACCGGGCACGGCAAAAGTCTGGCCTACCAGTTGCCGTCGCTCATGTCTGACAAGCTGACCGTGGTAGTCAGTCCCCTGATTGCTCTCATGAAAGACCAAGTGGATGCCCTTCAGAAACTGGGGGTCAATGCCATACTCATCAACTCGACGCTCTCGGAGCAGGAGACCAAGCTGGCTCTTGCCGAGGTCTCAAGTGGGGGCGTGACGGCGCTTTACGTTTCGCCGGAGCGGTTTGGAAATCCACAGTTCAACCGAACCATCGAGAAGCTTGACATTGACATCTTCGCTGTTGACGAAGCCCACTGCATCAGTAGGTGGGGCCACGACTTCAGGCCGTCGTACGCCCAGCTTGGAGGAGTCATCGAGAGATTCAATCCAAGACAAGTTGTTGCACTTACTGCAACAGCTACCCAGAAGGTGAGGGATGACATCTGCCAGATACTCGGCATCCCCGACGCCAAGAAGTTCGTCCGGGGTGTCTATCGCAAGAATCTCACGTTGGCCGCAATGGAGGCCACGGGCATTGAGAGGCTGGAGCAGATAGCACTCATCGCCAAGGAGCACCGTGACCTTGGCGGCAACACTGGTATCATCTACACGGCCACCAAGAAAGAGTCTGAGTCAATATGCCAGTTTCTGAAAGAGAGAGGCATTGATGCGACGTTCTATCATGCAGGCCTGAAAACAACCGAGCGCTCGGATATTCAGAACAACTGGGCCGGGGACGGCGGCGTCATCGTGGCAACCTGTGCTTTCGGCATGGGTATTGACAAAGCAGACGTTCGTTTTGTCATCCACTCTGGCCTTTCGCAGAGTATCGAGGACTGGTATCAGGAGATTGGCCGGGCCGGACGTGACGGCGAGGACTCGCTCTGTATCACATTCTATGATTACAGGGATGACTACAGGACGCAGATGTTTCTCATTGACCTGACCAACCCGAGCGGCAAAGACATTGAGATTTTCTGGAGCTGGATAAAACAGGCCGCTCGGAAAGTCGCCAAAGATGACGAAAAGACTGTCGAGCTGAAGATGACCCAGAAGGTCATGGCCGCTGAGTCAGGATGTGTGAACGTGGGCGGCTGTATTGCCTTTCTGAAAAAGAAGGGCCTTGTCAAGACGCTTGGGCGTGGCCGGTACGAAGTCGCCAAAGATGGCGAGTTTGATTCTTCGGATGTGGACGTGCTCAGGCAGGAGCGCATAGACAAGCTGAATGAGGTTGTCAACTTCTATCGCTCGAAGGAATGCCGGGCCGCATACATCTGCGGCTACTTCGGAGATGATACGTTCGAAGGCTCTTGTGGAATCTGTGACAACTGCGGGTGACAAGATGGGCAGTCGTATCGTTTGTGGAAATGCACTACGTGTCCTGAGTGGAGGCTGTTCGGACTACGTGAATTGCGTGGTGACATCTCCTCCCTACTGGGGCCTGAGAGATTACGAATCAGAGCCGCAGGTCTGGGGTGGCAGTGATGAGTGCGAGCACGAGTGGCAGTCCGATGAGAGTGCTGGCTTTTTCTGTTCCAAGTGCAACGCTTGGCAGGGCCAACTGGGTCTGGAGCCTGATGTCGAACTTTACGTGAAGCACCTTGTTCTAATTGGAAAGGCAATCAAGAGGGTCTTAAGGGATGATGGAACATTCTGGCTGAATATCGGGGATACATACGCAACTGTCAATCCAATAGGAAACAGGACTGGAATCTCCAGCGGGTTGAACTGCTTCAAGGACGGCTACGAGCCGCCTGTTCACAAGAAGGACTTTGTGGGAATAGGTACGAGGCGCAGTCTGGGGTCGCTGAAGGTGAAAGACCTCTCCGGTGCGCCTTGGCGTGTTGCTCTCGCATTGCAGGCTGACGGGTGGTGGCTCAGGAACGCCATCGTGTGGCACAAGCCGAACTGCATGCCGTCGAGCGCTAAGGACAGGCTGACCAATTCCTACGAGTTCATCTTTCTTCTTACCAAGTCGAAAGACTACTGGTTCGACTCCGAGGTGATTCAGGAGGATGCTGTTGGGACAGGCAAAGACGGCAAGACGAAGAAGCGAAGCAGGCGAGACATGTGGACTGTCAGCACCAAGACCGACTCTTGGGATTTCTGTCTGTCCTGCGAAACACTCTACTGGGGTGATGACAGGAAGAAGATAATCAAAGAGGGCAGAGGGAGCAAGAGGACACGAACCTGCCCCGAGTGCGGTTCCAAGGAGAGCTGGATAGCTCACTTCGCCACCTTCCCTATTGACTTGGTTGAACCCTGCATACTGGCCGGGTGCCCGGAGGGAGGCATTGTGCTTGACCCGTTCTGCGGCGCTGGCACTGCTGGCATTGTGGCCACCCGGCACAACAGGCAGTTTCTCGGCATTGAGATTAAGAAGGATTATTCCGCCTTAGCTCGTGCCAGAGTGGGGCAGGATGTGTGAGCGGGGGCGGCTGTGTTGCCTTGGTTAAGGATAGTCAGTGTGTAATAATTTTTTGATGCCGAGTCTAATAGTGAACACCCAAATTGGAGGAATCCAACAATGGACACTATTAGGCAAGATGAAAACCCATTTTTTGGTCTCGGTCAATATGAGGTCATTTATGCCGACCCCCCATGGTCGTATAAA